GTGCATCTTCAACGTTCATTGGAGCCGTAATGGTTATTGTTCCAGGATCACTATGTTGATAAGCATAAAAATTATGATTTGTATGAGTAGTCTTCATTGAAGTGTACGTTGCAGTACTTTGTAATTGAATTTGTGGAGTATATGGGAATATCATGCCACCAGCATCTTTTAATGGTTTAAAAACAGCACTAGTTGCAAAACTGGGCCATGTTGGCAAACTTAATCTTACACGCCAGTCGCCTGCGGCCGAATCACCTGCAAATGCGGCTACTGCTGTATATAAGTCTCCAGCAACCTCCCCAGCACTTGGCAAGTCTACTGCCCGAACTGCTGATGCTATATTAGTAAGCCCAAGTGTGTTTGTTAGCCCTTGTACAGCACTAACTGCTCCACCAATTGCACCAATTGCACCAATTGCACCTGCTCCTGCTATTGCCATAATGTAACTCCTTCGATACATTATTTATTTGACTTTATAAACTGCGTAGTTTATTATATACTATTACAGGACTCTAACATGACAGCGAAAGTTAACTACCTAAACAACAAGGATATGTTGTTAGAAATACACAGATCAAAATCATCGTATTGCGTGTTTACCAAACCAGAATTTCATCAGTATGATATAATTTTGCCAAATGTAAACAAGGTTAATATTCGAACCATAGCAGAAGCCAAACGTGCCAGGGCTAAACGGCAAGGTGATGCAGAGTACCAACGTCGAAAAGCACTTGGGGAAAAGGTTAAACAAGCAGATTGCGAAGTCGACTATAAAAAAATTGCCAAAACAGATGTTGTTTTCAGGATTATGACTTTTGATCACATTCCGCTTAATAATGTTCGTAAAAAGAATCCTAAAAGTCTAGCAGATCACAGAGATAAAGTTAACTTTCCGCCATTCCAACATTGGAAATTTAATGATGCAGATGAATTAGTATGTGTGGGTAAGAGTCATTGGAAGGGTGGGTTAAAAACTGGACATTTTGACAAGGATGCTGGTCAAATTACTAACACTTTAGCAAGAATGATGTTAAAATTGTGTGAGCGTTATGCTACTCGCGGTAATGTTCGTGGTTACACATATAACGACGAAATGAAGGGACAGGCCATCCTTCAATTAACACAGATAGGATTACAATTTGATGAAAGTAAATCAGACAACCCTTTTGCGTATTTTACTGCCGCTGTTACTAATAGTTTTGTTCGTATCATTAATATAGAGAAACGTAATCAAAATATTCGAGATGATGTTTTAGAAATGAATGGTATGAACCCAAGTTATAGTAGAACCGGTGCTGGAGAGCATGCGGCCGCATTAAAACGACACAATGAGGATGTAAGTGAGTAATTTATTTAAAAAAGTCGCGTGTTTCACCGACATTCATTTTGGATTAAAATCTAATAGTGGTGTACACAACCAAGACTGTTTGGATTTTGTGGATTGGTACATTGCTAAGGCAAAGGAGGAAGGTTGTGATACAGGTATCTTTATGGGCGATTGGCATCATAACCGCAATAGCCTTAACATTACTACAATGGACTATAGCCTTAGGGCCTTGGAAAAATTGGGACAAGCGTTTGATCAGTTCTATTTCTTTCCTGGCAATCATGATTTGTATTATAAAGATAAACGGGACATACACTCTGTGGAGTTTGGAAAGTATATTCCTGGTATCACTGTGGTACACGAGCCTGTTACTATTGGAGATGTCACGATGTGTCCGTGGCTGGTGGGTGACGAATGGCGTACAGTAGGCAAAAAGGGTGGCAAATACATTTTTGGTCACTTTGAACTGCCTAATTTCTTTATGAATGCCATGGTGCAGATGCCAGATCATGGTGAAATACAAGTAGGCGATTTTAAAAACTATGAATTAGGCTTTAGTGGACACTTTCATAAACGCCAACAACAAAAAAATATGGTGTATATAGGCAATGCCTTCCCACACAACTATGCAGATGCATGGGATGATGAACGTGGCATGATGATTTTGGCATGGGATGGTGAGCCTGAGTATCATGCTTGGCCGGATCAGCCTACATTTAGAACTGTTACACTGAGTCGGTTGATTGACGAAGCTGATACTATAATTAAACCCAAACAACATCTGCGTGTGACTCTGGATATTGATATAACTTACGAAGAAGCAAGTTTTATCAAAGAACGGTTTATGGCAGATTATGATATCCGTGAACTTACCCTAATTGCTGAAAAGAAAGAAATGGAAATCAATACTAATATTGATATACAGGCATTTGAATCAGTAGATCAAATCGTTAGTAATCAAATTATTAACATTGACTCGGATCAGTTTAATAAAAATACACTATTGGAAATTTATAACAGTCTATGATTAAAATAAAAGAACTAACCGTTAAAAATTTCATGAGTGTTGGTGGTCAAACACAGGCTGTGGACTTTAAAAAAGAAAATCTCACACTAGTACTTGGGGAAAACTTAGATCAAGGAGGTGATGACAACGGAAGTCGCAACGGAACTGGTAAAACTACTATTGTAAATGCATTAAGTTATGCATTATATGGTACCGCTCTTACTAATATTAAAAAAGACAACTTAATCAACAAGATTAACAACAAGAATATGTTAGTTACACTAACATTTGAAAAAGATGGTAATGAATATCGTATTGAACGTGGTCGTAAACCTGGTATTATGCAATTTTTCATGGGCGATCAAGAGCAGGGTGGAGAAGATAGTGATGACTCACAGGGTGATAACAGAGAAACTCAGAAAGACGTAGATGACTTGTTGGGTATGAGTCACGACATGTTCAAACATATCGTAGCACTCAATACATACACAGAACCATTCTTATCCATGCGAGCCAATGATCAACGTGTGATTATTGAGCAGTTGTTGGGTATTACGCTGTTAAGTGAGAAGGCAGAGTCACTCAAGGACATGATCAAGCAGACTAAAGATGCTATTACACAAGAATCTGCAGATATTGAGGCAACTAAGAAGTCTAATGACAAGATTCAACTGAGTATAGACAGCTTGCTCACCAGACAGAGTGCTTGGAACACCCAACACTCTGTGGAATTAGAGAAAATAGCAAAATCTATTGTGGAATTAGAGAGTGTGGACATTGACACAGAGCTCGCAAAGCATGCAGAGCTTAAAATCTACGACGAGCAGTCGGCAAAAATACGCAGTCTTAACAAAGAGAGGGCTACGCTAGAGGCCGCGTTAGCGCAAGCGGAGCGAAGCGTAAAAAAATACGCTTCCGAGCTTGCTAAACTGCAAGACAAAAAATGTCACGCTTGTGAACAAGAGCTTCACGATCATAAACATTCAGAAATGATGTCTGAAGCTGATAAAAACTTATCTGAAGCTGGTGTATACTACGACAAGGTGTCCAGCGACTTGACCAAGGTTAATACCGAGTTGACCGCCATTGGCGACATCAATGGTCGTCCCAATACTTACTATGACACTCTGGAAGCCGCTCTTAAACATCAGAACAACTTGAAAACACTGGAAAGTCAGTTGGAAACTCGTGCTGTGGACACTGACCCCTACCAGGAACAGATTGACGATCTTAAAAACACTGCCATACAAGAAATTACCTGGGATAACATCAATCGACTAAACACTCTGAAGGATCATCAGGAGTTTTTGCTTAAACTGCTCACCAGCAAGGACAGTTTTATCCGTAAAAAGATTATTGACCAGAATTTAGCCTACCTTAACAACAGATTGACATATTATCTGGACAAAATGGGTTTGCCACACACTGTTATGTTTAAAAATGACTTGACCGTGGAGATCACACAACTAGGACAGGATCTAGACTTTGATAACCTGAGTCGTGGTGAGCGCAACCGCTTGATATTGGGTCTAAGCTGGAGTTTCCGTGATGTCTGGGAGAGTTTGTACCAGAGTATCAACTTATTGTTTGTAGACGAGCTGATCGACAACGGTCTGGACTCGGCTGGTGTAGAATCAGCCCTGGCCATACTTAAAAAGATGGGTCGTGAACGTAAAAAGAACATATTCTTAATATCGCACAAGGATGAACTGATTGGTCGTGTTAATAATGTACTCAGAGTCATCAAGGAAAATGGGTTTACCAGTTATGCCAATGACCTGGAGGTCATTGAGTAATGCATCAGGATGAGCAAATGCATGAACAACTCATGCAAGCATTTAGGGAATACTTCAAGGCAAATCAACAATGGCTTAACAAAGGCACACGCAGGGCCGGCATGGATGTCAGATACTGGCTGAATGTCATCAAACACTTGTGTAATAACAGGCGCAATCATATCATGGATTGGCGAAAAGAACTGGATGCAGAGAAATTTGCACGTCGCAGTCAGAAGGCACATAAAAGGCACAACAAGAACACTAACTAGTGGATGTCATGGACTTATCAGAACACACCAGTAACGGAATTACCTGCAGATTGTGTGGGGTTTGTATATCTTATTACAAATCTTGCCACAGGGCGCATGTACATAGGCAAAAAACTAGCTAAATTTGCAAAAACCACATATCGAGTGGTGAAATTAAAGAATGGAACCAAGAAAAAACGGCGAATTCGTAGCAAAATTGACTCGGATTGGCAGGAATATTACGGTTCTAACACAGAATTAAACGCAGATGTGGCTAGTCTAGGCAGTGAAAACTTCACCAGACAGATACTTTTCTATTGTAAAAGCAAGGCAGAATGTAGTTATATAGAGGCTCGTGAGCAATTCTCACGCCGAGTCCTGGAAAGCAGGGACTATTACAACGGACAGATCAGTGTTCGTGTACACGGCTCACATATTTTAAAATCTTAGGCATTTAATTCGGTAACAGCTTGCGCAGGCTAACATCATGCGCCCAGGACAAGAGGTTTAATTACACTCGGACGGAAGTCTCCAGCCGAACGGAGCACTCAGCGACTATCCTTGACAGGACGTGGATCAGATATGCCTACATACAACTGGTTTCGCTGTGGAAAAATAATTAAAAAGGCTAAAGAAGGGAGAAAAACCCTGCGTGTGTGCGCATGTTAGCATGTGTGTATGCACCGCCGTCAGATATAAAGACGTGGCTCGAGGTACCGGATGACCGCCTCTGTAATGCCATAATGCTAAGTGATATTGTTCGACTCAGATAATGTCCTTTTGCCCGTGTATCGGGCAAAGAGTGACTGAACGATCTAGATAATATCTTAACGCTTCGCGTTTTATCATATATAATTAATCCCGAGAAAAAGGTGTTGAGCGCAAGCGAAAACACAGGCGAACTTGTTTCGCCTCTTAATATTAATAAATACCGGATAGTGAGAGAACAAATATGAAAGTGTATGACATAATCACCGAAGCAAAAGATGCCGGTATTGCCAAAGCCGCAGTCCGAGCTCTAATCAAGACCTGGACCAAGGAATGGACTGAAACTGGTGAACGTGTTACCAGAACTGCTGGACAGATACGCAAAGTTGTTGGTGATGAACTGGCACGGGATAAAGAATTCCTATCACAGGCCGCTGATGCCTGGGAGAAAAAACTTAACAAATTAAGAAATGCTGAGCCCGAGCCAGCACCCAGAACAAACACTCGCGATCCTAATGGACGTATAGAACCACGCATGGGTGATGAAGATCCACCCATGTATGCTCCCAGAAGAACACCTCCTCCACCTGATGAGCCACCAGCACCTGCTAAAAAGTATACTCCACCTGACGAAAACACTCCACCATCAAGTAACTTTGGACTGGGTAAAAAACTCCTGTGGTTCTCCAACACCATTTGGCTGGCACAGGTATTTGGTGAGCCATATTTGCGCTATCGTGATCAGTGTACTGCGGCCTGGAACAAATACCTGATAGCCAAGAACAGCAAAAATCCTGCCAGCTACACCATAGAAAACTTTATTGCTGATCGTCAGACATACATGACTTATTTTATAAGCATGGTGGTAGGCGGTGGTGCAGGCAGTTTGGCTTTTGGTCCAACTGGTGCAGGTGGACCTTTTAATCCATTGGATCCGAAAAATTACGTAAATCATCCAGTTGCTACCATAGGACAGTTCTTTACCAGTCCCGGTGGATTATGGATACTTGCCAAGTTTTTAGGATTTGGCAAATTTAAAGCCATGGCTGCCATGGTCACTGGGCTGGGCACTGTGGGTAAAAATTACATGGCTTATTATATTAATAACCATCCTACTGATATTTCTCGACTAGCGGCTTGGAGACCTTGGTTGGATTTTGCATTTGAACGTGTGGGTGAGCCAGCGGTACACATAGCTGATGCGGACTGGGAAGGTGTCATGCATGACATACAGAACGCATTGGCCCAGGCCATCTCATATGACCAACAAAAACCTCCAGAGACTGCACCTAAACAACAAGCTGGTCCATCTGTACAAGAGTCCCGTTCATTTTATATCAACGGCGGCAAACAGCGTCGTTAAATTAACGGCATTCTGGATTCTTTAGTTGCTTCAATATTTTCTTTAATTATTGAATACATGGCTGAACGATCGTCATAGCTATAACGATCCAGTAGGTCATTTACTGACACACCGCCTCGCATATACCAACTAATTCTGTAGAGTTCTTCTTTGAACTCTTTAACTTGATTATCCAGCCTAATTAGATGCTCTTGTATTTGCGAGGCATCTAAACTAATTAGGCTTTTACGAAAAAATTTGCTTGATCCAAGTCCACTGAAATTTCATTTTTTGCCTCACAACTGTCGCAAACTACATGTTGTAACGGCGTGCGTAAGCCTTGACGATTTTTATCAAATGCTTCACGAATCTTTTCAATCACAGATTTTTCGGAATTCATCAACCATTCACGTATAAATTCAGGCTCAGTTACGACCTGTGCATCCATTTCCACGGACTCAACACTGCTGGCATAAATTTCGTTCTGCAGTTTGCCCAAGTCCTGAAACAACTTGGATGACATTTGATTTTTTTCTGCCTCGTCTTGGATATCCAGAACTTGCGTTAGCTGTTGTTGCATGCCAAAATTTCTTAATGAAAACTCTGTACTCTGTTTATAAGTCATGGGTTTTAATTTAACTTTAAGATCACCAACGGCAACATCATTGCTATATTGATAATTTTTGTAATGATCAATAAAATCGCCCAGCTCAATTTCGTATTCATTTTCAGCACTGCATTTGGGGCAAGTGTGTCTAATGCCCATCTTGTTGCCAAATGTGGCAATTTTGATAGCAGTCAATATAAAATCAGTGTCCAGTGCTGTCAAATCCCAGGCATTTAAAATATTTGGGCAACAGCTTTCTATAACTTGCACAGTACTTTCCCCGCTGAGTAATGCATCAGGAGTGTTGGAAATAATTTCATCCATGCCGGTCATGCCATAGACTGGCATCTTGGATACGTCACCAGACAGTGATCCTGGGGGATTATAAATGCCCTTTGAGGGCAATCCCACAAAGATTTTGGGCTGTCTAAAGTACTTCTGTAATGGATTATTTGGCATTTTAGCCTCCGATAAATATATTATATGGTATTTATGTACGCATATTTTCAGGATTTTATTTATGACCGAAGCAGAAATTAGACAGTTAGCACAAGAGATAGCCAGATCACTCAAAGCGGCAGGTATTCAAACTGGTGCGGGTGGTGGGAGTGGTAGCCCTGATGCTAGTGGATTGTTTTCCAAAGCCGTTGACAGTGCAGCCAAACTAGCCAGTGGTACCACTGATGCTAGTACTGTTTTAAAATTCTTCACAGAGGTGATGGACAAGGCCGGCGGTGCTGGTGCGGCATTTGGTAAAATTTTAGACACAGTGGGTCGTGGAGTTCTTGATGTAAACACACACCTTCAAGAATCTTCAAAATATGGTGTACGACTGGGCAATGACCTGGGT